CAAGCCTAGCGTAGCCTTCACTCCGTATTTCTTAGCTGTGTCTAAGCTAATCTTGCGGTCTGTTAATGCTCTAAACTCAGAGCCGTTGTCGTGGCTTTCCATCTTAGAGTTCCTTTGATACACTTCAAAATCCGTTATGGTATCAGCTTGTTGTACGTCCGTTGTACTGTAGTTTTTAAAATACTTGTTGCAGCTAAAGCACCAAGCAGAATCGTCTTCGTTAATTGACGTTGCATCACTTGAGCCACACTCTAAGCATGGCTGGTGAAATTTAATAAAACCCATTGGTTTATTCCTCGTTAGGTTCCACTTCCTCTGTTGCTATAGCCTCTTCCGTGAGATGGTTAGTTTTAAGATCAGCTATTAACTGAACCGTTGCAGCTTTCATTAATCCCATAGTTATTGAAGCTTCTGATAATGCTTTATCTGCTTGCATCAGGTGAGCTAAGATGTTGTTGCCCTCCTCCGAAAGCAACTCCGTATCATAGTTTACTTCATCTACTGTGATCGTTCCCATTACAGCTCATCCTCCATCTCTTCATCACCCATTGTAGCAAGAGAGTAAAGCTCAGAACCATCTGGTGAACCTACTTCTATTAACTCAAGTACTTGCATTGCTTGAAAGTCTAAGCCTTTAAACAACTTACCTTTGTATTCTGATTCCCATTCTTTGTACTGAACTCGTACACTTGAACCGTTGCCGACACGAGCATCCAAAGGATTCTTATCACGGTCTACTAACTTAGGTGCAGGACGAACCATACCGTTAGGGCCAGAAACCTTACGCTTGATAACAAGTGCTGGGCCTTCGTCCATCATTTTAATTGAGAACCCACGAGACTGAAACTCTTCTGCAACATCAGGTGTAACAATTAAATTGACTGAATACACAGGATCATAGGTAGTGTTAGGGGTAGTAACTGAAGCCCAGTAAGCTTCGCCTTGTAATATAGCCATGTTATTTTCCTTTATGGTTGTGAAATTAAAATGCATTGTACCTGAAAGGGTACGGTGTGTCAATACTTATTTGTTTCCAGAGCTATCAGCATCTATTAGGTCAGACTCTTTAACAAAAATACCATCTATCATCTGACCCTTGCGATCCTTAATGTCGTTGTAAGCGTGGTTGAGACAGTCAGTAAGCGATAGGTTGTTGCGAACTGCAATGTTAAGTAGCACAACCATGATGTCCCCAATGTCATCAATGGGTGACTGCTGCTTACAGATACTGTCCGACAGCTCACCTACTTCCTGTATAAGTTTAAGAACTTGATCCTTGTCCGTTGAACCATGAATAAGGTTACGGGCTAAGTGCCATGAGACTACCTGTTGTATTGCATGTTTAATATACTCTTCTTCGTGGATCATGCGCTCTCCCCCATCTTATAAATGTTGCCGTGCATTGTAGCGTAATGTTGAATAGCATCTTCAACAGTACTGCGCTCTGTCCTATCAACAAACTGGAGGCTTTCGGATGTCCGAACTGGGTAGCCTAGTGCTTGAATAAACATAGTGAACTGCTCAAGAATGTCATCTCTGCTTATCTCCTGTTCATAGATAGAGAACTGTACTGCTGAATCAACAACGCCCTCCTCGCCAAAATCATACGGGTTAGATTTAAAAATTATATACGGTGTAGTTCTGCTCATCACTTCTTCCTCATGCTGACCACTGTGTCGTACTCAGTGCTGTCGATTATGAATTTAATTACAGCTTGCTCTCTGACATTGTACATTGAACATGCTGTACTAAGTGGAACCTTCCCTTCTGCTACATCTGTTGCGGCCTTCGCTGTTGCTATAGCTTCGGCACTAGGATTACCTGACATGCTTTCTGCAAACATACATCACCTCATGTTAATAAAAGTAATACAACTGTTAGGACATAGAAGATACCAAAGATCACAATGAATCTAGCGATCCTTACCTTCACGGGTGGTGCGGGATATTGCTCCAACACATTAGTCTTCACCCACTCTACCATCGCGGGGAAGATCCCGCTTAGAATTTCCTTTACTTTCTTGATCATCTTTTAACTCCTTAAATTTCTTTCTGAATATAGCATCGAAGTTACTGTTGAACTTGTCAGCATTAGTCTTACGTTGTCTATCTCCTTTGCCACCATGCGTAGCATTACTCATAGTTGCACCTACCTTGAAGGGATTTCAAGTTTCTTAGGTATCCATTCAAAGTGACCTGTCTTTGGCGAGAACCTAGCGCACTCAGTTTGAGCAGCATCATAACTCCAATTGTTCTGGACTGATATTGCCATCAGCATTGAACCACCCAACAGACCGAAAGAAAAGGCAATCACTGCTAAACCTATATTAAAATTAGATGTATCAGGCATCTTCATTCTCCTTAACTATTGCCGGATGTTCCCGCTGTAAGCGAAGCCAGTCTTCTCTGCTTGGAGAAGGTGGTGACAGACTAGAATCACTCACCATATGTAGATCAAAGTGTATACTGATCTCATCATACAGTGCTTCCATAGACTCTACCTCATCGCAGTTTGGCTCAAAGCCTTGTATTGATTCTAATGCCTGTGCATTGATCGAGACATCTCGTAACATCATATAGAAATAATCTTTACGTTCACTCATCATTAATCCTCCGGTAAGAAACACTGTCCAAATGTTATAACACAGAAAGGCAAACAAATTACTGCGCCTTCAAACTGTGCCGCCTCATACTTATCACTGTCTGCTATTGTAATCCATACTGCTCTGCTATCAGTAAACTCTAAGTCAATACCTACACCGTTCCGCAGATTGAAACTCAGGTGATAGTCTCCAAAGTTCTTAGTCATACTACTTTCCTTTTATTAAAGTTATTGATGTACTCACCAACAGTTAGGTCAGATGATTCTATTTTAGATGTAACTGCCACCCATTCCTTGACACTCCACTTAGCTTTCTCGCCTGCCACAATGTCTAGCACTGCATCTTGTAGCTGACTAGGTTTGTCTAGAATATAGCGCACCTTTCGATGCGCCAGTGAATCTATACTAAAAGGTTTCGAGGGTATCTGCATACTAAGCCGCCTTCATAAAGTAATTACTTTGAACAGCCTGACGTACTGTCTGCTGTCTGTCGTTCTGGATAGACGCAATGTTAGCTTGGCTTGTATCCCGCGAAGCACTTGCATGAGTTGACCAGTCAGTCAGTGCATTGTACACCGCCCAGTAGTTATGTCCAAGGCGTTTAGAATATACATTCTTATATATATTCCAGATGTATTCTAGTTGAAGGTTACGTCTAGGCATCTCAGCTATGCTACTTTCTATATGGACTTGGTTGTTTGTGCCGTCCAACAGACCTGACGTAGCCGTCCCACACTTCAACGCCTCTGCAAAGAACCTGAAGGCAGTCTCCATGTTGCAGTCTGTACCGTGCCACTTCTGCCAGAGGTCACGCTCATTGTGAAAGACCCCCAAAGACTTGGTGATAATCCTACCGCCCCGCTCAATGTCTAGTGACTGAGTGTGCTTGGCTTTATATACAGCCACCTCACCGCCCACAAAGACCTGAAGATTAGTACACGCCATCTGTATTGCAGCCGCACTGATCATCAACGGCCATGTGCCATCGGTAGATGAGATAGATAACAGGCTCAGAGATGCGCTGTCACCGTCACTGGTGGTGTAGGTATGCTCTGGCAAAGTGTACTTGACGAACACACGCGCCCCGTTATGAGATGTCCTGATTGTTTCCTGCATGTTATTAATAGACAGGTCAGACCGCTCAATGATATTGCGGGTAGCATCAATCAGATGCTTCGGTGCAACAGGTGCATACTTGTGGCCGTGAATACCTAACTCAGCCCCAGTATCGGTGCGGTAGATAACAGACTTGGAACTAGGATAGTCAATGTTATCATTGGGGTAAGGCATGTTATATGTAAGTGGCGCAACAGCTATATCAAAGTCGGCTGATCCATAACCTCCATCTCTTATGGCTGTGAGTGCTGTGTTGTTCGCATACATCGGTGTGACATTGTTCATTTTGTATCTCCAAAAATTAAGTTTGATTTGAGGTTGACAACATTTGAACCTGCATTATAATCCTTATAAGGTTCCAAAGTCAACTAAGCTAATATTAGATCTTATGAGTAATCTTTATAAACATTCTCATAAGATCTAATCAAGGTTTAAAAGGACTTTAAAGTACCACTCAGCCCTCATCCTGCACCGCTTCTTCCTTGACTATCAACTCTGCTGACACAGGTGTTGTCTCAACCACCATGATCTCAGACTTGACATAGTTCTTACGCATCTTAGTGTCGTTGGCATACGCCTGCGCTTCTTCAGGACTAGCCGCAGGTATCGTTATATAATAGCCCAACAATTCAGACATAAGAACTTTGTAGTTATGTACTGGTTGATCTAAATCCATTGCTTTTTTCATGCTCCATACTCCTTATAGTCTGGATCTATTTTAGTTAGAGGTACTCGAAGCCATTTGTCCATAAGTATCTCTGACTCTGTACTCAGCTTCAGTGGCGTTGGTACTACCATCGGCGGTAACAACAGTTCATCTGTCATCTTACCGTAGCGATAGAGCCTAGCATTTATCCTGCCAATGCTTGTGCCACTGGCCTCTGAATACTCCCGCGAGTTATACCACTTGCCTGTTACTAACTTTGGATGAGTCCCAAAGAACTGCACCTTCCTAGCTGTTATCATTTGCTTCTCCTAAAAAAGTTATTATATAAAATAAACCACCGCGCTGTCCAATCTTATGCGCGTCTTCTAAAGTGTTGGCGTACTCCGTACACCCCTGCTCTGTCCAGTTGACTGCCCACATATCTAGTACCCCGCTGTTGTAGTGAATGTTAGGTTGCTTACTGCTTCATCAACTAGTCTACCTACCATGTCTTCTATTACAGCTTCGTTATTCTCTGCACCTTCTAAGGTATCTACACGTTCTTCTAAGCTATCGACATCATACTGTGCTGAGTTAGCTGTTTCTTCGGCATCGTTTGCCGTAGATTCAACCTCGTCTATCCTAACAGATAGAGCCATTAAGGTTTTTTCAGTAGCAGGTACAAACAACTCAGCACCACTATCATCTTGGAGTTCACTGACTCTAGCATTTAAAGTATCAATAGATTC